CGACGGATCATCGAAACCGCCAGGCCGGATGGTAAGCCGCACCTTGGCCAGCGTGCCCTTGGGGATGACGTTGGAGTTGGATTGCGCGGAGTTGAAGTCGTTCCAGATACCGGACATGGCACGGTTCCTTTCAGTTGGAGGTCAGGACGCGCGGTGGCGTCAAACGGGAAAAGCCATCGCGGGACCCGGATCGGGACATCAGGCGTGGCGAGATGTGATCAGCCATTGACCGGCACCTCCGCAGCGGCAGGATCGGTCGTGGCGATGGCCGGGTAATTCAGACGTTCCGATGCGGGGCGGATCGGGCTCTGGATTTTGGCCATCAGCCGCCCTAGGTGGGGTTCTTCGACCATGGCCAGACGCCCCGAACGATCCTTGGCCGGGTAACCCCAGGGGTTCAGCGTCTGGCAGACGAAGGTCCGCTGGGGTTGGCCATTGGCATCGGCGATGTCGGCCATGGTGATGACCTGATCGACGATCCCCGGCAGCTCCAAGCCGGTCTTGCTGCCATCGATCTGCGGCTGGAAGACCTTGCGATTGAAGTCGTCCAGCTTCTCGTCGAGGATTCCGACGAACCAGACATGCTTGCCGCGCGCGTGCTGAAGGTGGGTCAACCACCCGATCATCTCGCGGCCATGCAGCCCGTAGGCACCCCTGATGTCGGGTTTGCCGGTCTTGTCCGAGAATGCCTCGGGCTGACCCCGGCACCATTGAAAGCAAAGCCGCCCCGCCACAGTGATGCTGTCGATGAAGATGGTCTCGTAGCGATCCACCACCGCGGGATCGCCGAACCGGCCGCAGACTTCGTCGAAATGGGCCTGGCTGTACGGCTGGTCCTCCCGCAACGCCGGGTTAGGCCCGCCGATGAACACCGCGAAATCGCGGCATTCCTTCCAGGTGCGGGGCCGCAGCGTGTCGCCGTTCCAGCTCTCGACCGCCAAATCCCCGGCTTCGAGATCCATGAACAGCGTGGTCGAGGCGTTCAGCGTCCACAGGAGGCTGGTCTTGCCGATGCCCGACCGGCCGAAGATGCAGCCCTTGATGCCCTTGCGCTGCGCCAGCCGTTCGTCGGCGCTGATGATCGGGAGGGCCATCAGGGCTTCTCCCGCTTCAGGGCAGCAGCGGCGGCACGGTCAGACCCGATGGCACCTGCCTCACGGGCAAGATTGTGGAGGCGCTTGAGCGCGGATGCCCGTCCGAGGGCTGCCGAGCTTTCCCGTTCCGCCGCGACGATCGCGAAGGCGATGTCGTCGACGGTCGCCTCCATCACGGGCAGCGGCTCCCTCGCGGGCTCGCTCAGATGCTTCGGAAAACTGACGGTTTCCGGCAGTTCGTCGAGGGCGTAGTGCGACTTGCGAAGACGGGTGATGTCGTCCGGTTGGTCCGGCATGTCAGTTCTCCATGGCATGAGGTGATTGAAGAGGCGCATCAGCTGGCCTCCGGGATGTCGGGCACCGGATCGCTGACGAAGATCGCCAAAAGCGGTGTGCCGTCGGCATGGGTGCCGGCGTCTTCGATCTGGTAGTTGCGGTGCGCCTCGAAGACCTCGGTCAGTTCCCAGCGCCGGTAGAGGCCGGGGATCCGCTTGAGGTCCGTGGGCGAAAGGTCGGCAATGCTGTTCATGCGTGCAGGCTTTCGGTTGGAGGAAGACGCGCGGTGGCGTCTGAATGTGAAAAGCCACCGCGCTGTCCGGATCGGGACATCGGGGTCAGTGGATTTTCTGCAGGGCGTCGCGCAGCCGCTGGGTAGCGCGCTGGTAGCGTTTGCGCGCCGCCGCCTCGGACAGGCCAAGTTCGACGCCAGCTTCCGCTTGGCTGAAACCTTCGACCGCCACGCGGATCACCAAGATTGCATCGGCACCCACCAGCAGCCGCAGATCGCGAAGCAGTTGTGCTTCGCTGATCGCCGCGTCGCCTGAACCATCTTCGGTAGCGATCTCGTCAGGTTCGGTTTCGCTGCGCAGGCTTTGGCGGCCCGCCTCCCGCTGATGGGCGCGCAGGATATCCCGCTCGACGTTGCGCAGGATGGTGGCCGCGATCCAGTTGACCCGTTGCAGGTCCAGACCGCGGATTGCCTCAGTGGTGCGGCCAACGATGTCGGCGGTGATTTCATCGCCGGTGCCGACCTTGCGCCAGATGCACCGGCGCCGGATGGCGTCGAGACCGGGCCAGAGCGCCAGCAGGATCAGGGTCAGGGCGCAATCGCCCGTGTGCCCATCGGAATGCGCAGCGCGGGTAAGGGCGGCGAGGATCAGGTTCTTCTGATCCGGGCTGCCCGCTTTCTGATGCAGCGCATCCAGCAAAGCGGCAGGATCGCGGAACGGCACAACCGGCCCCTGTTCGCGCCGGATGGCATCGAAGCTGCGCTGAAAGTTGAGGGTGGAAGCGGAATGCATGATTTGATCACGGATCTCGTGCCATGCGAAAGACATTGGACGCCTGCCTTGCGGCCAGGCGTCCAGCGCCTTTGTGTGGCCAGGTCAGGACGTCGCGCGTCTCTGCGATTTCAGGGGGTTGGTGGTCGTGGGGCGCGTCAGCCCGTGGGGCTGGACGCCTGATTCAGCGTCCCGCAGCCGCGGCACGTCGCCTGGACGGGGAAGCCCACGAAATACTCGTGCCCCCGCGCAAAACGCAGGTGCATGCGGCCGTCCCGGCAAACGCCGAGCAGCTTGTCACAGCGCGTGCAGCGCCATTCCGGGTTCAGGGTGGTGGGCTTGGGTTTCGCGCCGGTCGGCCAGCTCGAAGGGGCTGGTTGGCGCGAGGGGAAGGGAGTCGGCATCGGGGTGCTCCTCTGATGTGGAGCACCCCTATTGGCTTGGGGAATCGGAGCTAGTCAGACCCCCCAATCGGAGCCGGATCGGAGCCGCCCTTCAGATGGCGATCTCCCAAGGCCCTTTCGCGCCCAGACTCCTCAAGAAACTAGACTTCAGTTTGTCCCACAGCGGCTGCTTGAAGATGTTCGACAGGGATTGGTCTTCGGCAATGCCCCTGACAAGATCCCCCGTCGTCATTGGCATCGGGCCGTTGTTATGGGCATCGACCAACCGCTGGATAATCGCGATCCGGTTTTCACCTCTGATGTCGATGCTGCCTTTTCCGGGCACGAACAGGGTCGCCATGTTCTCCCCAGTGCTGGCGAGTTCGACAGCCTGGCCACCACGGGCCAGTATCCGGTGCCGCCGAAACACAGACCTGAGCTTGTCTGAAACCAACGCGATTTCGGACTGGTCGCTGTCGATCTGATCGGCCAGCGGTGTCAAAACGTTGGCCGCGAGGCATGGGCCGGGAGCATTGCCAGCCTGCAAGACCAATCCGATGCCGAGGTTGTGGCGCGCCCTCAGCTCAGTATCGACCGCCGACCGGACCTTCTCTCGGTCGAGACCACGCGCGAGGTAGATCGGGACATCGCCGCCATCGACCGAAAGTGTCCCAAGGTAGAGAAGGTGGTCGGTCAGCTTCTCGATCGCGGGCGCGTCAAGCGATTGTTCAAGACGCGCTTTAAGGTGTTGCGCGACCCAGCCGTCGCGCACCCGATAGATCCTGTAGCTATCCGGGTTGCCACCGGGCGATACCTGCCCCTCGGTGACTTTGATGTCGGCCACCTTTCGGTCACCTGCCTCCGCATCTCCCCTTTCGACCCGGACAATCACCTCAGCAGCGACCAAGCCCACGTCGTCCTCATCGTCGATCAAGTCATCGCCTTCCCAGCCAGCGGGCACGAGAAAGCCCAACTCGGTCATAAGGCCCGGATCAACACCACGGTTCAGAAGCCATGCGCCAGATACCTTGTCTACGCCAATGTCCCAGATGGCCAGCAAGGCAGGCATGACCGCCATGCTCTCTGCGTCGCCTGGCGCGCGACCATCGCGGAGGATCTTCCAGTGTCGAAGCAGCCGATGCCCCAGAACCCGTTCGAAGGGGTCGTCAACACTTAGAAGGCTGCTTGTGTTGCGGTCGGTAAGCGTAAAGTCGAGAGTTTGTGCTTCGTCCCGCCCAGCGCGTCGATACCGCACCGCGATCTCGACGAAGCGGATCGCGACCGCTCGCTCGAAAATCTTGGGGAGGCCCGGCTGGCTGTCGATGATCTCGGAGATGTCCTGATCAATAGTGGTGGAAAGCGAAAGGCGATTGGCGAGATTGCCAATGCTGATGTCAGCCCGGATCACCTGCGTGCGCTCGATCACAACGTCGTCGAGTTCCGGAGGCTCGAGTTCGAACCCCTTCAGGAACTGCGAGATGTCGTATGCCTGAAAGTCGACTGGCTGGTTGGAATAGCTCTGATCGAGCGCCGTCTCGATGAAGCGTTCGGCGATGGTGTGCCGCAGCTTCCGGTTTCCCGCACGGACGTGAACCCGCCCGGTCGACGGC